CAGCCATAAGGAAGACAACGTATTCGCTAATGCAACTGTTATGCAATTCAATAATGTAAAAGAATGAGAAACAACATCATTGGAGTTATTACCTATTCACAAGTTGTAGTCCCATTCAATCCGTTTCTGATGAAGAGTAAAAACGATTGAGGAATATCCTGAACAGTATTCATCCCGGCACTTCACAGTCCGGGATGAAATTAATATCATAAATATATACTAATTAGTTATGAGAAATAACATCTTAGGTGCGGTGGTCTATCTATCCACCGCCATAGTATTCGGTGGCAGTACTGCACTGCTGATGCTTTTTATCAAGGAGAACAGCGACCGTTGCCACTACTATAACGGCAAGTGGAACAAAACAGACTTGCTGTGTGGAGCTGTCGCAATATGTGTAGGCATGGTTGTTAATCATTATCTGTTGAAGTTATGAAGAAGTTAGTGTATATAGTGTTTCTTGTGTTGACGGTGTGTTCCTGTAGAACGAGGACTGTTTATATGCCCGTTGAAACAAAGGTTCTTGACAGCATAATATACCATGACACTACATTTCAAGAGAAGCTGATACCGTACAAGGACAGCGTATCTGTTGCCGATACAACGTCATTCCTTCGCAATCCGTATGCCTACAGCTATGCTTCATTTAGCAACGGGATATTGAACCATTCATTGGGTATTTATCCTCATGCTACGGTAACGGTCAAAATGCCGTATTTTATCGAAAAGATAAGAAGGATTGAAGTGCCCAAACCTTATCCGGTAGAGAGGGAACTGTCATGGTGGGAAAAATTTAAAATCAATTACGGTGGTGTCAGCATTTCGATAAATCTGACATGTGTTTTGTTCGTAATTGTTTGGCTCACCATAAAGATAAGAAAGAAATTAACGATGTAGAAGTTGGCTTGTAGCTGACGCTCTTTCGGGGCTTAGAGTATAAAGAAAGCCCCCAACGAAATCACGTTGATATTGCCACATAAAAACATGATAAAGCATAAGACCCTTTCCGTTGGAGGCTTTAATATCTTCAACACGGTATCTTATGCTTTGTTCGTATATAATCAAATATTTTATGTGGCAGGGCAAAGATAAATATAAAATTCAGAAAAACTATGTGTAAGTCAGAAATCTTTGCCGAAACAATCAATCTAGTGGCGCAGGAGACCGAAATACCCGCCAGCCGAATACTATCTTCGGATAAGGATACGGAAACCGTAGACGCCCGCTATTTGCTTGTACAGTTACTTGTCGAAAGGGGAATGTATCCTTCACAGATAGCTCCTAAAATCCACAAGACCAAACGTGCGATAAACTACATGATTTCCAATTTTCAAGAACGTATGGAAGGCGGGAAAATGTTGAGAATATATTGGGAAAACATTAGGAAAGCGTTGGGAAACAACTGATTTCATGGCAGATTGCGTATTTATACTTTTGTGATGCGGTTGATTTTGACCGTAATACAAAATATAAATCTCTATGGAAAGAACGTATGTCTTCAACCAAGACGGGAACAACGGAAATGGTGGCGGAAGCAAATTCGACATCATGGCTATGTTGCCCAACTTGATGGGAAGCAAGGGTGTAGACCCCGGACTTCTCGCTTTACTGAACCAGGGACGTGGCAGCCAAGACCAATGGGGCGGCTCGTGGTGGTTCATCTGGATTATCCTTTTGTGGTTCTGTTGGGGCGGCAACGGCTTTGGCAACCGCTTTGGCAATGGTGGAGGTCTGCCTGCCGAGCTTAACGGTGATGTCGGTCGTGAATACCTGATGTCAGCCATTCAGGGCAATGGCAATGCCATCAACCAGCTTGCTTCTTCTTTGAACTGCTCTACCCAACAGTTACAGAGCGCCCTGTGCAACATCCAGGGACTTATCGCCAATGTGGGCAATCAGGTGGGCATGTCAAGCCAGCAAATCATCAACGCATTCCAGTCCGGAAATCAGGCTGTTCTTACTCAGATTGCAGATTGTTGCTGCAAGACTCAGAACGCCATTACCACAATGGGCTATGAGAACCAGCTTGCGATGTGCAATCAGACTAACGCGCTTGTCAACACAGCCAATCAGAATGCCCTTTCATTGCGTGACGGTGCGACTGCCAATACCAATGCTATCCTTGCGAAGTTGGACGCCATGCAGAACCAGGCATTGCAGGACAAGATTGCGGCTCTTACAGCAGAAAAAGCCACTTTGACTGCTGAAATCTCCCAACGTAACCAGAATGCTACTATCCTGAGTTCAGTAGGACAACAGATTGCTCCTTTGGCAGCAGGCTTGCAGGCATTGCGGTCCGATGTCGATGGAATAAAATGCAAGATGCCTAACACCGTTCCGGTTGTTTACCCTAATATTCAAGCCATCAACACAGACTGTTTCCGTGCTGCGGCTTTCGGTGCTTACGCCGGTGATGCAATGTATGGACGTGGCGGTTGTGGTTGTAACAACTACTGGGGTTAATTCCGGTAAGAAAGGGGGTAATTATGTGGCCTAACTTTTTTACAGGATTTCCTTTTTTGTTCCCTACTATTGGAAGGGCTAATTTCAATACCCTTCCTACGGTAGCCGTAACGGTCGGCACGGAGAACGTAACTTTGGAACTTCCTAACCATGCGTTTCGTAACAGAAGCTATGTAGGCGGTTTCTATGTCAGTCTCCGCCAGGCAATACCAGCCGGCACGACTGCTACACTCCCGATACTGATAGGGACTAACGGGGATACAAGACCGTTACTGGCTTACAACAATGAGCCGGTGACTGTCGGCAACCTTGCCGGAACGGGTATCTACGAAATTCACTATAACAAGTACACCAACGAACTGTTCCTTGTTAACGGTGGGTATCGTCCGACAACCGCATCGACACCGACTCCGACAGCAGAAGCAACCGCTCAAAAGAGCAAGTAGTTAACATGGGGCTTTGTGGTTATTTCCAAAATGGGAATAGCCACACCCCTTTAAAATCAAACCAATATGTTTCAATCACTTCGTACCAATAACCAGTTGTATATACTTCATAAGGATGCTAATCCGTTTATCGAATACGGTCCGGTAGTCAGCGTTTCCGCTCCCAAGCCGAAATATCCTATGGCATCCCCTATGGGACAGTTACCCCAAATGGAAATGGTTGTGGATGTCGTTGTCTGTATCAACGGGCAGAACACGACTTTCCAAAATCTACCTGCCGGCATGGATATAGCCGACTTCGGACAGAACGGCAATATCGTAGTGTCATGCTCTCGTGATGCGATGAACAACGAGGTCGCTTCTATGAAGCAGAAAAGCATAGACATTATCAATAGCATGGACTTCCACAATTCCGTCATTGCGGGATGTGACAAGATGCTGACGCTCTTGAACCCCGAATTTGCAGAGAAACAACGTCAGGAACAGGAAATATCCTCTCTGAAAGGGCAAATGGCGGAAATGAGCAAGAACATGTCCGACCTTATGGATTTGAACAAACGGCTTATGGAACAGCTCGGAGTTTCTGAAACATCTAAAACAAAGAAATAATATGGGAATGTGGGAAATATTGGAAGAAGGACGCGGAGAATATGACCGTGACTTCGGTATGAGAGGCGGTAATCCTATGGAAGAAGCCTATAGAGAGGGTTGCCGTTATGGTTACGAAAAAGCCATGCGTGAGATGCAGGGCGGTGAAATGGGCTATCGTAACAGCGGTGGTTCACGCGGTGGAAACTATAGCGGCGGCTCAGATATGGGCGAACGCCGTATGCCGGGTTACTTCCCGGAATATCCGGTTTACAGCGAACGCCGCGGTTCACAGCCTTACGGTGATGATATGGGCGAACGCAGACGCAGACGCGCCAACGGAGAGTTCATGTAATGGAGAGGGGATTATTCCCCTCTTTTGCCAATCACTTAAAATCAGGAAAATATGAAACAAAGATTAGATACATACGACAGAATACCGCCTGCAATGGCTGACTATCTCAGCCAGTACGGATGGCATTTCAGCAAGAAGATGTGCCTATGGGCTGTTTCCCGCATGAAGATGGAAAACAAATCTACGGGCAAGGAGGAAAAACTTGAACCAATCAGCAAAGAACAGGTAGAGGAACTTCTTAAAAAGTACAGTATAAACCTGGAGAAGGATGCAGGGTACGACAGCGTTTACGTGGCAAACATGGCGAAGTCGGATTACTACAAAAGTTCTATCACTGACGAAGCCCATCTCGCATTGTTCATTAAGGATTACATAGATGATGTGGACGCTTACAATGGAATGCCTTTCACGCGGTTCTATGCCGACTGCATAGGCTCCGGCAATCCTATCATGTGGGAACAGATGATGTAGCCTATGATAATACAGGAATTTTACATACCGGATTATGATTGGGAAGTGCGTGTATATTATGCGGTGGACTGCTATTATACCGACCGTATCATCGCCGACCTTCAGCGGGTAGGATGCAGGGGGATGGATTTGGCGAATGCCTATAAGAACATGCGCTCCTGCAATCTGAATACGGGTATCACTTACTCCAATATCCGAAACAGGCAGACCGTAATGGTTATAGCCCTTACTTCTTCCCCGGCAGAGTTTCAAAACTCTTTCGACCATGAAAAGGGACATCTATGCCGGCATATCTCACGGGCGTTCGGCATCGACCCATACGGGGAAGAGGCGCAGTACCTTAGCGGATATGTGGGACAGAAGATGTTCCCGGTAGCGAAGAAATTTTTGTGTGAACATTGCAGACGTAGCTTATGTGGAAAATAGTACAAGCCATTTTATCAGGCAAATCACGGGAAGAAGTATATAACATGCTTTCTCCCGAACAGAAAGAGACACTGAACAGCCTTGCCATAGCAAATGGTATAAACCGCCAACAACGTAGAAAACTTGAACGTGATGCGAAAAAGGGATTACATAGATGAACTGCTTGAATTGGCGGACAATGTCCTTTACATGGACTATTGCCGCCTTTTCCGGGTTATCCAATGGAACGTTTAGAACGCTTTGAACGGGTTCTCCATTGGGTTATACCGCTTGCCGTTTTGGTGAGGGTATTAGCTTGGTGTCTCTAATTCTTTTGCTTTAACCGTATGATTTCTGCCCCACATTACTGCGTTATACAGCGAAGTGGCATACATCTTAACCTCTTCCTTGCTCTCAAGGAAATCAACCTTAGAGGCTGCTATCATAGCCTCTGTATAAATCTCTTTGTTTAAAATATTATTCTCTTTCATGTTATCTGCATTTAACTTTTGTAAGTCCATACTTAGCCAACCTTAGATATATCGTCCTTACACTTGTCTCTGATTATTCTGTCTGCTTTTCTCATTGGTTCAATATTTTAATAGCTCGCTCAACATCATCTTCCGACAATCCCAATAGAGTATCAGTCTTTACAAAGTGTTCAGCTTGTTCAAGAAGCATATCGCTATCATCATCCAGTATCACGTAATTAAAATCAGATCCAATCTCTTTATAGTTCCAATTTTTTCCATTTTCAGAGTGGATATGAGTGTCAATCCATTGTTTTATCTCAACTCCACGAGGAATGCTAAGATGAATACCTTGCATAATGTAGGCATACGCTCTTATAGTTACTCCTACAATTCTATCAGCGTATGGAAATGGAAACGGGACTGAATGTCTTATGGTTGTTAATTCCCTTTTTGTATCTTCTACCGTGTTTCTTCTCCAAGACGAAGAAATGACAATATTGGCATCTGTAGCATCTATAATCTTACCAAGTAAATCACACGCATCCTTATCAAGTGTATAATGTGACTTTTCCGTGGAAATTACTCCGTCTATATCAAGAAATATAATTTTCATGTTCAATGTATTATACTAAATTTATGATACCATTTATCTGCATAACTGAACCATCCTATAATGAATGATTTACCGAAGAGGGTTACTTTGTATAGTTTGCTCATATGCCTATTTCTTTTGCGTAGCGTTTCAATTCTCCAATGGAAAACAATCTCTCTTTCTCGTAAATCCCGGCTGCACTATGTTCAAGACTACATCCATTGGAATAATGCCACCCTTCGAGGAATATTACAGCATCACATTGGAGCAGGGCAGTAATATCCCTGCCTATATGCTCTTCGTAACTCGCGTCCGGATTTGAAGATACCTCTAAGGGAGATACAGCTTCAAAACCAAGTTGTTCTATCAACTCGGAAGCAGATTTGCATCTTTTCTCAACATCTTTTATGTCATACCCAGTGATAGGCAGACTGATATATACTTTCTTTTTACTCATAACATTATTTACTCTTCAATTTATCAAGAAACTCACTATCTCTCGAATAATCCGCACCGATAGCCTTTTTACTTTCAACAATCTGTTCCAAAAGGGCTATAGCTTCCTTTTTCACTTCTTCTACTTCATTATAACCGCAGGCTTTATCAACCAACCGCTCCATAGTCGATTTAGGCTTGGAAAGAGCCTCATTCAACTTTTCCAATCGCCAGTAGCAGTAATCAATTGTGGCGATTTGCTCTAATTTACTCATGGTTGTTTTATTTCAATAACTCAATGTTATCGTGTATGTTGCCAATAACAAGACAATCTTTATTACTAAATGCTTCTCCAAAGAAGTGGAGATATAGCCAATCTTTTTTATCAAGCGCAAATCCGGCATAATGATTACTGTACATAACCTTGCATATATCTCCGTTGCATTCAACAATATCACCTTCGTATATTTCTTCACCGTTCTTATCACATAAGCCGGTGAACTGACCAACAGTTTCAGCCCATACGTCATCGCACCGGCAGTCTTCCGGAGAATATATCTTTGCCTTGTCTGTGAGGATAAGTCCGTTTTCGTCCCTTCCGGCAGTATAGAAAAAAGAGAGAAATCCATATATCCATTTCCCCGTATCAGTGCTTTTTCCTCTGAATTTTATTTCACGTTTCATAATCAATATCTTTTCTCGTTTTTAATCAATCAGTTCAAATTCATAAACGAATACATAAGGATTGGATTCCCATGTACCTTTGCCGGAGACTTTATCTATCAGTTCTGCGAATGCGTCACGAGGATCATTGTAGTCGGGTATATCTGCGTAATGGAATGAATAAAAAGGAATATCCTTTTGTCCAGCATCCCATTTAAAAATTCCTTCCTTAAAGCAATCTTCATCGGAAATGTCTTGCAACCGTTCTATCTTGATGTCGGTAATGCGGATATGATGGGGCATGAGGTCAGCCTTTGTAAACATAGTATTACTCCATCCTGCTCCCATTTCTTCCATTGTAAGATATTCTTCACCTATTTTATATAGACATAATGTTTCTTGGGCTTCGTTCCTTTTTTCTACTACATCTTTGTATCTCTGTGCAACGGCAACGACTTCACCTACTTTGTATTTTGGCAATATCTCGCCCATATCAAACTCTCTTTCATCTGCATCATACATATAAGGCCAACCAACAATCTTTTTATCAGAATGGCGTCTGTGTATATTGAATCCGGCAACCCATTCTCCTTTAAAAGTTCTTGGACATTTGATTATTCTTCTCGTCATAGTCTTCCGACCATCCAATACAGCCTGGGTTAGACTGTATTTATCATTGAACATTATCTTCTTCATTGTATCTTTTTTTTAACTCTTTCAAAACAATCTCCATACCTTCATCCAGTCCTTTCTTGTAGCCTGATATATGCTCACCTATGTTGTAAACCAAGCATCCTGCAACGATAAGAATAACTCCTACAGTCCTATGCCAATAGAGAAAGGATACACTGAACGGTGAGAATGTCAGTCGGAAATGACCGATGAATAATGCTGATATGATGAATATCGCAAGAAAAAATATTAGGTTTGCTTTCATAATCAATCCTCCACTTTTTCAAAGTGCACATCTTGTTTATCTTGTCTCTTATAAGAAATGCAACGACAATCACTGCATTCCGGTTTACCATTAAAGACGCATCTATCACATTCGTATATAAAATCGCTATCTTTTTTCACGATAATTTTTTCTCCATTATATTCAAATACCTCTCCGATTTTTCTTTCTTGTTCCATAATCAAATCTCCTCTACTTTAAAAGATAATTTCTCAAGTTTCTCAATCTGCTTACGAAGAGAAGCGATTTTCCTAATCCTCATTTCTTCCGCCTTTTTCAACGCTTCGGATTTATCGGTGAATGCGTTTTCCCCTATACAGAAGTAAGAACATAAACCATCCATTACATATTCTCCATCTTCAAATCTACTTATAATAATATCTGCTTCTATCTCTTTAATACCTTCTGTTAAGGCATACTTTGTTATAAATACTTTTGCCATAGTTATAATCATTTATAAGGTTAAAGTGAATTAAGAGAGGCAGCGGACACGGGGCGAACCCAATATTTAAAGTCTTGATAAGTGCTGTAATAATAACCTCTGAGCCAATGAAGAGAAAAATTACGTTCATCTTCTTTTCTCGTAGAGCACCAATACCAGTCATCTTTCATTGGTTGTTTTCCGCAGATAGCTAAGGCTGCATTCAGCATAACCTTATGTTCGTACCCTAAGATACTCTCTTGTAGTGTAGGAATGTGCCAACTTAATCCACATAAATCCAATGCTATGACTTTCTCAGCAATTTCGCTTCCGGATGCAGCCAATGCTTTGGTATTGCCTATTCCATCAGTATCCTTCATACCTTCTTCTGCGGTTGGATATATCTTCCCTGTTTGCTCTTTCTTCCAATCAAGAAGAATATGGGTATCATTATCCATATCTTCCGGATAGAAGAATAAAGCATTGCCATCATGGACGATAGCTACACATTGTGCCTGTTCGTTTTCCTCATGCAGTCCCCAAAATTTAGGTTCTACAAAACTCTTGTTGGCGGTAAAGATGAATACACCATTACCTACATTTTCTTTTGTGTAAATTCCTTTGCTCATAATGGTTATATAAGTTTTAAAGTTTCTTGTATTCCGGCTTCCAGTGCTTCCTCGTAGGTATTCCACTGTCCACCATCATTAGGACCCTTTAATACCCCATCAGTTATATGAGTTCCATTATCAGCCTTGCATATATCATAGTCATATCCACATGCGTATTTAAAGATGGAAATGTGCAGGTTCTTGGTTTCACGCAGCCACTTTTGTGTAACGGATTGAGTAGGATGGGAACATACTTTTATTGGTAACTCGCTATTTGTTCTATTGGTACCATATTGTCTACTATCTTCAATATTAATAGCAATCATACATGGCTCATTAAAGCCTTTCTCTCTCAGCATCTTTGCTGTTTCTAATGTTACAAGTTCTTCGGTCATGGCTATTTACCTTCTATTATTATACACCCCAATAACACCCCTAAATATTTTATCCCAAGTTCGGAAACATAGTACACGATTTGTTTTTCAATCTCAAACTCTCGCTTTTCTGCATATCCGATAGATACCAATTCCTCCCAGTCCTTATCGGAGTTATTTACTACAAATCTATTACGATAAGCCTCATATCTATTTCTTTTTATTTTCTCACGGCTAAATCCGATAGCATGTTCCATTTTTTCTATTTGCCGGAGTGATAGTTTTATATCATTCATAATCTTTTATTTTAGGTATTTCTACACCATACATATCGGCTAACTTCTGGAATTGTTTTTTCACAAACGGAGCTTCTTCCAAAGCCTCTAATACTTCTGTTTTTAAATAGGTTCCCTCAACAAAAAACACAGTCTTACTGCCATAACGATTATCATCCGGACTTGCAGAGAAAGAAAGACACCCATACCCCTTGTACGTGAAAAAATTAAAGCCGGAAAAACCGAATAATTGAAAGTCTTCATCTATTTTGCTAAGGTCTTCTTTCTCTTGAGGAGAAAATCTTCCAGAAATAGCTTTAAAATGATGTCCGAGACAACCATCTGTCCCAAAATATGCTATTCTACACATAATTGTTCTTTCTTATCTTTAAAGTGTTCAATCAGTTCGTTTACGGTAGCCTTACGCCAATGAGGAAGTATGTTGTCAAAATCATCCGGACATGTATTTAAATCAAAGTCTCCAACTTTCCACTCTTTACCATCAGATTCTTTATAATCACTCGTACAGACAAACCATTGCATATAATTTGTATCATCCCTTAATGCAGCGATAGCCAAGAAAAGTTCCTCGTTGGTTCCGCAATCAATTCTTCCTTTCTTGGTGACAGTATCTACATCATATACCACTCCATATAAATTACCATAAGACGTTATGATAGCCTTTCCCTCTTCGATACTTTTATGACTTCCCTTGCCGTCATAATTATGTGCGTCTAAAGTTGTATCACCAGAATTAAGGATTTCATATCCCAACTCTTCCAGTTTCTTTCTAAGTTCCTGTGTGTTTTTGCGTATGAAGCACGGTGTTGTAAATCCCATAGTTATTCCTCCTTATCTATCTTAATATCTGTCACTTTGCCACGCTCAACAAATGCTTCGCAACCAATAACGGCACAAACAGCATTAAACTCATAACACACAGATAGCAGTGAACATCTTTTACAGTTAATTTTATATTGTACCGCTTCATGCAGCACTCCGTCTATTATTATTCCGTTCTTTATTTCCATCTGTTTCTTCTTTTTTTCTCAATTCTATCACAATCAATCCAAATAATCATAAGTATAGGAATGACTATTAATAATGACAAGCAAAGTATTACTACTTCAAGAAAATCGGTTACTTCCATATCATCAATCATTAGAAGTTACACCCAAACATAACACCTTGCTAGAAACGCCTATATCGTCAAATTCCAAAGTAAGATATTTCGTATCATAAGGATAAGGGTATCTGCAATGTTTCAATTCTTCCTCCGTTAATTTGCGTCTGATTCTCATCTCAATTTCGTAATCATCGGAAAGGTTCTCAATGATTTTCCTAAGTTGTCCTACATTCTTTATTTCCATGGTTATAACGTTAAGATTATATTGGTTTTTATATGCTCTATGGGGGAAGCTGCTAACGCAGATTTTTCCTCTTCTCTGCATATATAAAACATGTTGCTGACTTTTAAACCCGTTTCGGCTTCAAGTTTTTCCAAAATATGAGCTATCTCCATTTCGGCTTTCGCTTTCTTGTTTTTTGCTTCTTCTATATCCATGGTTATTTCCCTTTCAATTTCTTTATTAGTGCATCAGCCACCCTCAAAGAGCCTATTGCAATATCATCATAAGTTTCACTGTCATCGTTTATTCCTAAAGCAATACAATACCCTTGCATAGCGGATTTTGCCAATTCATATCTACGTTGTTCCCAATCAATATTATCAGACCTTTCTTGAAGTATTTCAACCTCATCAAAACTTAATTCAATAGGACTCCCGTAACTATCACACTTATCAAGTGTGACACGTGCGTAATCAGAAATATTGATAATTTCTCCAGTCTCTTTTATTCTCGCTTTCATTATTTACCCTCCTTTTCAACATATCCGTTTTCAATACACCAGCACAGCATCTCATAGGCTGAATTAATAAGTTCCTTACTCTCTGTCAGGTTTAATATAGAACGCGAATAAGGCTCCATATATAAACATGTTCCGCTATTTGCAAGTTTCTGTAAGGTTAGTACATGTGTGCCAATAAAGCAAGGCAGCTTGTCGAGAATGTCCTGCAAGGTAAACACTCCACAACTATTCCTATACGAATGGTCGTAACTACCTGTTTCAGCGTAATATAGATTAAAACATACATTGTACCAATGGTGCTTAATTGCTTTTTCAGCATCTTCCCATAACAATGTAATTCCATCGTCGTCCGTAGCAATTAATACCATACTCGCATCGCTTGTATCCAGCCCAAGCTCCTGCAAATGTTTCATCTGTTCGACTGATAATACTTGTTTTGATTTCATAGTTTAGTCCTCCGTTTCTGTTTCAAAAGTGTTGTATTCAATATCGGCATTACTAACGCATTTGGGCATGTTCTTATCCCGTTCTTCCTTACTCAAATAAAGAAATATATCTTCGTCTGGATTGGAAGAATAACTATTCCCGTTCCAGACTGTTCTAATTATTCCATATATCTTCATATTCAATCTCTTTTCTCCTTTAACGCATAAGAAACAACACAGCAGCTACAGCCCAACCGGACAAAGCCATCATATAAAATATGAATTTTGTATAACCAATCCATTTAGCTTCTCGATTGAATTTATTTATTGCTCCTTTTAAGTCTCCGAACCGTTCTTCAATGTTCCACATCACATTTTCTTTGACAATTTTCCTGAATCTCTCCCGTACATTCTCTGGAATGTAGAATCTGTCATCTTTATAGAAGAAATATGTAGAACAATCAATACGACAGTAGTCATTATAGTCCTTTTCAGTATCTATATTGATTGTTATTTCTGCCACGCCCTTTTCTTTCCATAGGTCAATGGCGCGTTTTTCAATTTCTTTCTCATTGAGCTTGGCAAGGTCCGCAAGCTTGCTATACTCATATTCGTCTAACTGTACAATCTTTCTCATATTTAATCTCCTTTCTCCTTAATCCGTTCCAGTACATCCTTGTTGGCTTCGAGTATCCCCTCGAAAGAGGGGATGGGAAACCATGCAACAACATCATCTATCACTTCATCATAATAGCCGCCATTACTTTTCATCCATTTGTTTTCAGATGAAAAATACGCTTTGAATATATCACCATTCATAACCATTACAATACAGTCGCCAGATGTGTCACAACCAGCCTTGTCCTCAACGCTTATCCACGGAGATTGCTTTGCCTGCCAGTCTGCACCTTTTATAAAATATTTTTTCGCCAATGCTGGCAATCCTCCCCAATCTGGCATCTTATTGTAAGCCATGCTTTGGGCTGCTTCTTCTACTGTCTGTTTCATAACTTATCCTTATTGAATGTTCTGATTTATGTAGTTCACAATCTTTTCCAACTTGCTTGAAGCAAAATTGGTTTCATGATTTAATCCTCCATATTAGGTAGTAAATCTTCGATGTAAGCAAATCTATCTACCTCCCCCCAAAGACTTTCGATTGTCAGGTCAGTGAGGTTATCATATACCTTGGATTTGCCGTTTTTGAATATAACCAAAGCTGTTTTTTGTGCTTTATACGTTCGATTGTTACTATGCCATACGCTGTTGATTCGCCAGTTCGCACCGGCAATAAATCCTTCTTTAAATTCATCTGCACCACATTCGCAACAATCGAATGCTGTATTATGACCGTTACAATGTTCGCAATATTCACGTTCTGAACATGGATAGGTCCCATTACAATTATAATGCTTATGAATTGCTTCCCTTGCTGCTTCTTTTATTGTCTGTTTCATATCTTATTTCTTTTTCTTGATTTAATCTTGATTGGATTGTTTTTTGTTCCGGCACCGAACCGTTCTAAGCGAAAGCCGTGTATCCGAAGCCAATATTTAAAAGCTGGAATAGTTGTCTGTTTCATATTTTTCTCGATTAAATTATTACCATGACATCACGTTTTCTGGCGAATATAGAATCCGTTATATAGTACGTGATGGCTTTCTCTTCCGCATCTCTCAATAATTCATGTTTAAGAATCTTATAGTAGGAGTTGGTATGTTCTGTATAGACCATGATTTCCCTTACCCGTTTCAAATCGTCTAAAAAGGATTGAGGGTTATGTTCCTTTATTTTCTTTATATTCATTTGTTTTCCTTCCTTTTATTCCGTTCCCGATTGTCTTCCGAAACACACATCTTGCACCATGATGTCTTTGTTCAGAACCACTCTTCATTCGCTCCAACCTCTACCGAAAGCCAGTCCATGAGGAGGGTTATAAGGTTATAAATAGGTTTCATCTCACTAAACTTTTATCGCGTTGGCAATATTATCCGCATCCGACAGCTTTCTTACCAGCACATCAAACGCTGCTGTGCACCGCTCTGTGTTCATATTGACCGTTTTCCCGATTTTCAAACAGTTGGAAGCAAGGTTCATCATCCTTGCCACATTTGAAAGCTTCAGGTATTCCAACGTAAACCCGTTGAACCGTGCGTCTTTCTTCCGAAGTTCTTTAATCCTTTCGTCAAACTGGATGCAGGCGTAATCACACAATGTTCTTGCAAGTTCGAACCTTGCAATCTCTGCGGAATGGGATATGCCGTTATCGTCGAGAACCTGCTTGAACTGCCAATACAGCATATCCACGTGCTTGTTCACTTCTTCCGTATACTTGTCGTTGCAGTCGGCGAAAAACTCGCTCCGGTCTGAACCGATAACGCTGTTTACAGTACGCTCGTATTCCTTTCTTGCCTTACCGGCATCATTCAAATACCGCTTGAATGCCTGTTTGTAATAAGGCGTTCTCTTCATCGCATGCAGACACTCGATAACCTGCCCGCAACAGATGTCGTTCGTGAGCAGTATGTTGTAGGTGCACAGAACTACAAGGCTCTCATATTTGCTGATTATCTGATTTGCCGTGTCGGTAGTCATTGCCTTGCCTGTTCTGCCTTGTTCATATTCTTGTTTCTGCTCTCTGTTGCAAGCTCATCAATCATGCGCTGATACTTCCTTGCCACCAACGGGCAACGTATGCGCATTGCATTGTCACGCTGCCATTCCAATTGTTCGATTTTCTTTTCAATCTCTATGTCCATAATTATTTACCGTTTGTTTCTTATTTGGATAAACCCTCGTTTTTCGCATTCCCTCAACAGTTCCATATCTTCATCCCTTATATCGCATGGCGTCTCATGATTAACACTCATGTAATCCGATATGCCAAACTTTTTGCATATATCATAGTAAAAGCGTCTTTGCCTGCCTCTTGTCGTCCAACATATTGTAAGTCTCATACTTTATTGTCAAATTTATGCTTTCGCCACTACTTACGTAAACTGATACTACATACACGATTTGCCGCTCGTTTCATGGCTTCTGCATCTCCACTTTCCACAAGCTTACGTTCACGTTCAAGATACTCGACATAGGGAATTCCGTTGCTACCGCGCTCTTCTATCTCCTTTTGGCGCTGTAGTCGGTATTGCTCACGTTCGTAACGCTCAATGTCAATGCGGCGCTCCTTGATATAGTCAAGCATAGCGCTTGTAATCTTCATCGGATCTATAGCTCCATAGAATCGCCCGTATTTCCCAGACTTAAACCGTGCAATGAAAAAGCATATCTCAGCTGCATTGATGTAATAATACTCAGAAATAAATATCTCTGCTAACTCATTAAGCTGCTCCTTAGCAATCTTGGTAGATACCTCTGCGAAGTCATTGAGTGTACCGAATTGAATTTTCAACCATTCCAAAGGGGTCTCATCTCCATAAGTCGAAGCCAATAGCCCTAATGTAGGTATGGAAAAATTCATGGCTAAATCGGAGTGAGTCGCCTTACACCTAACAATTTTGAACTGCAAATCTGGATTGTAATCAAGTATGAATTGTGCAGGGTCAGGATATTTATTCAATAACGCCCTCTGCTTCAAGTTCCTTTCTTTTTTTTGCGGCAGCTTCTCTGACTGTTGTAGCGACTGCAAGAACTGAATCACGTTTTCGCTGCTCGCTATCCTGTTGATTTTTACTAAGTCTTGTCCCATTATAGTTTCCTTCCAATATTTTAGTAAAGTTTGCCTGTTTGAAAATCCAATCAAAGTCACATTTCCAATTGCGGTCATTAGCTCCCAGCAGAAATGGGGATTGAAGAATGAGATTGAAAACAGTCCTCACTGACTCTTTTCCATATTGGGCTATCCGGGCTTTTACAGCCTTTTTTCTCACATCGGTCATTGATTTTATCTGCTGGAGTCTATCTTTGAATGTGGAATTATAGTATTCCATCAATCCGCTGTAATCAATCTTTTCAGAAAGAGAGGGCGAAGAAAGCTTGTCTTTCTTTGATACTCCGTCAGGAGTATTTTCTTTCTTTTGCTGGGAAGATATATCTATATACTCTCTTTCTTCTTCTTTCTTTGTATTTGTGCCCTCCGTGTGCCCTGATTTTTGCAAAAGTTCGGATTGCGGCAGATTGTTGTTCACAGACTGTGCCCCAAGTTGTGCCCTTAGCTGTGCCAATTCGGACTGTAATTCTTTGATTTTCTTTTCAATATCTGTGCCCTTGCTTGTGCCCTTACTTGTGCCCATTGGATTATATTCTTCATATTTACATAGGGTTATAAGGTTCATTCCCTGATTGCACTCAACAGTTATCATACCTTTTTTCTTAAGATGTACAAGAAAGGAACGCACTTTCTTTTCAGACCATTTCCAGCGTTGAGATAAAAATCTTATGGATGCAGGATATTGACCTCTTGAATAAGAGATTTCTCGACCTCCGATACTCTCCTTTCGGGGCGTTG